TCGCGGAGGGCGTGGATAGAAATTAAGCATTGAGGGTAAAATGTAATAGACTTACTAGGTCGCCCTCCTCGCGGAGGGCGTGGATAGAAATAGAAGCAGGTGCATCTCGTCCATATAATACCGTGTGGGTCGCCCTCCTCGCGGAGGGCGTGGATAGAAATCACACCTTGCCGGTAGTTCTCAGTTCATCTGCCAGGTCGCCCTCCTCGCGGAGGGCGTGGATAGAAATCAATGCCGGAGGTAATCGGCAATGGTCACAAAGAGGTCGCCCTCCTCGCGGAGGGCGTGGATAGAAATAGGTGGGCACCGTCGCATGGTGTCTGGCAGCGCCAGTCGCCCTCCGCGAGGAGGGCGTGGATAGAAATTTAAAAAAGCTATGGTAAAATCGCAGCGTCCGAAACATCCTGCGGTCTGCCGTTATTCACATACGGGTTATACCAGACATTCTGGAATATGCATCCTTCGATCCAAATGTTTTCGCACCAAATGCTCTCGCCGTTCTCCATGCGTCCCCGCAGCCGGATGCCGCAGGTCCATATTTTGTTTACACCGTTCGGGTTGATGCCTTCCCATGTGCAGTTGACGAACCAGATGTTTTTGCACCCCTCCAGCACCATGTTCGCGCCCTTCCAAAAGATCACGTTCCGAACTTCCAGATCTTCAACGTTGTTGACGATGATCTCAAAGTACTTATACTTTTTGTTTCCTCCGTCCACCACGCAGTTGCTCTGGCTCAGCGCCGCCGTCTGTGCACTTTCTGCCTCGCCCTTTGCCTGCTGCACGCTGTCCGCAGCGGCGGCCTTGGCTTTCTGTGCCTCTCCCGCTGCACCTTCTGCCCTGTCCGCCGCGCTCTGCGCGTCCTTTGCCTTCTGGCTTGCCGTGTTCGCCGCCCCCAGTACCTGCGCCACAAAGGCCTCGTACTGGCTCGGGGTGATCTCGGTGTCCCCGTCCGCGGTAAAAGTCTCGTAGCACTCGTATCGCGCAGGCCTTGTCATGGCACAGTATCCGTTGCCGTCCATTGCCCGCAGCATCCACAGCCCCTTTTCGCTGGAGGTGAACATCCTGTCCACCTCCAGACACCTGTCCTCTCCCAGCAGCACCGGCTGCGGCAGCGTGCCGTCCAGCTGCTGCACATGCACCGTCACCGCCATACCGGCCCATTCCTCCGGCAGCTCAAATTCCAGTGTCTCCACCCCAGTGCTACCCTCGCCGCCCAGCTTCAAAACCTTCTGCTCCGGGCAGTACTCTGCCCCGCTAAAGGTTCTTTTCACAATTCTTACCAGCATCTCCCGGCCTCCTTTCCTGTGTCCAGTCTACCGCATCCCGCTTTGCAAAACACCTGCGGACATTCTTACACAAAACACACCCCGGCAGCTGTCCCTTCTCAGCCGCCGGGGTGTTCGTCTTTGTTTGTTATTGTTTGTCTTTACCGCAGGTCTGCCCGCGGGTCGTTGGTCTGCGCTTTGCTCTTCTTTTCGGCATCGCTCACCCAGCCGTCCAGCGTTTTCTGGGTGTACAGCGGGTTATTATCCGCATCCCGCAGCGCCAGCAGCATCTCACCCAGCTGTTCCCGGTCATATTCGCTGCCCGCCACATACTCCGGCTTGCATACTGTGGTGATCTTGCTCTTCACGCTTCCAAGGCTCTTGCCCGCCCGCAGCAGCCTGTCCAGCTCCTCCTGTGCATCCTTTGCCCGTACGCTCTCCAGCGCGTCGGTCACGCTCTCGCTGTCGCCCTTCAAAAGGTCGTCTGCCAGTTCATTGATTGCGCCCTCCGTGTCCTCGTCCCCGGTCTTGTCGCTCGTCACCATCCCGATTAGTAGGCGTTGTCCTTCACCTTGCCGTTCTTCACGGCCTCGATCAGTCCGTCCACATCCTCGCCATCGATGCCGTAGGCCTCGCTCAGCGCCTGCGGCAGGGCAGCCGCCTTGGGGTCCGCGTGCACCGCCTCGCCCGCCTTGATGATGGCCTGCTGCATCACCTCGTTGAAAATGTCGCTGTACTCGCCGCCGTCCCGCACCAGCGCCCCAAAGGCCTTGCGCTTTTCCTCCGGGGTCTTTTCCGCCTTCTGCTCCTGCGGCTTCTCCTCGGTCGGCTTCTCACCTTCCTGCGGCTGCATCTCCGGCTGACCGCTCAGCTGAGGGGGCTGTTCCGCCGGGCTTGCCTTTCCCCGCAGTGCACCGCTGCGCCGTGCCAGCCGCTCCTGTGCCGGACGCAGCGCAGGCTCCTGCACCGCCGGGGTTGCCTCTGCGCCGCCCTCTCCGGCAGCGCCACCGTCACCATCTGCAAACAGCTGCAGATCCATGCCACCAAACGGGTTGTGGCTTCCAGCGTCCACTTCGTGCCTTGAGCGGCACTCGTGTCCTGCTGGCCACGGCCCCAACCTCGGCTCCCTGTTTCTGCCGCTGGCAGCGGTCGCCCCCGTTGCAGCGAAATACTGCAGGTTCATCTTTCCGTCCACAATGTCGAACACCGGTTCGTGGTCGCCCAGCTGCACCCCGCCCACAACGCCGCCGGGCACCCCGCGCAGCTGCTGCGCGCTGAAGGTGGCATACTCCACCCCGCCGCTCTCGCCGGTAATGCGGTATACCCGCTGCTCGTCGTAGAACTGCCGCATCAGCTCAATGATCAGGTAGCATTCCTTCGCAAACGCCCGGTACGCGCTCTTCAGCATGTCCCGGCTCAGCTTGCTGCCCGCCTCCTGCAGCGCCGCAATGGCACTGGCAGCGGTCAGGCCGCTGGTGGTGCCGCCCTGGCTCACGTCCCGGTTGCCGCTCACTTCCTTCAGCTCGTTCACCCGGGCATCCCGGTAGTTCATGCAGTTGCCGCTCAACACGTTCGTCTGCAGCGGCATAAAGCTGTCGCTGTTCAGCCGCCCTACAACGTGCACGATGTCCTTGCTAAAGTCTGCCAGCTCTTTCTCGTTCACCCCCGCCGTGTCGCTCAGCACAAAGCGCTGCTTTGCCGCCAGCTTCACGTTCTCGTCCATGGCGTGGTTCATCTCGTCAATGGCGGTCTGGGTGTCCTTCATCACGTCGATGTACCCAAACCCCGCCGGGGAATCCTCCTCCATGAACAGCGGGTCAAACACAAAGGGGTACTTCCCGTGGTCGTAAAAGCCCCGCTGCGCCAGCTCCGGGTCGTTCTCGCTGGCATACAGCACCACGCCGTTGCAGTACTTGCAGTAGTGCAGCACCGTCTGTCCGCCGGGCTGCGCCTTCTTGTAGTACCAGTCCACCACCACGCTCTTGTCGGTGGTGTCAATGCTGTCGTCGTGGATGTACTGCCCCACGTCCAGCCCCTTGCCGGTGTGCCCCTCCATCTGCGGGAAGCGCCCCACCAGCTGCTCGTTGTCCTCAAGGCTCAGGCTGAACAGGTGCGGCGACTGCTGAATGTCCTCCACGCCCGGTGCCCAGTACAGCATCAGCAAATTCACGCTCTGGATGCTGCTGTCTCCCAGCCCGCCCCGCAGCACCGGGTCCCAGAAGATGCCCTTCACGCCGGTACCGGTCTTGAGCTTGCGCCACCATGTATCGCTGTACACCTGCTCGTAGTTGCACTGCTCCAGCACCGCCGGGATCACCTTGGAAAGGGTCCTTGCCGTCTCCTCGTCGTCCGCCGCTCGCGGCAGCACGTTCGGCTCCGGGTAGTTGTCCATGGCGTCCGCGTGCTTGTTGGCAATGCTGTTGAATAGCCACCCGCTGGAAGGCTGCGGCTTTCCCTCCATCATCTTGTTCTGGTAGTTCTTCCAGTGCCCCATCCGGAACCACAGCTCGTTTTCAATGATCCGCTTGTCCAGCGCTGCCTTGCCGGTCTTGTACCGCTGCAAAATTTCTCCCGCCTTGGCCACTTCCTCCGGCCCGATCACCGTCTCCGCTGCCGCGCTCACCGGTGTGCTCCCGCCCGCATCGCCCTGCAAAAGGCTCTGCATGGCATCATCCCGCCCGGTGCCGGGTCTCGCGGTGCTCACCATCCGGTCTCCTTCGCTCATGCCGCCGGGGTTCGCTTCTGCCGGTCTTGTGTCCGCCGGTCTCTGCTGCGCCCCGGCCGCCTGCGCGGCCATCGCCATGATCCGCAGCAGCTTCTCCCCGTCCCGTTCGGTGTTCGGCTGCTGTCCCTCGTATCTTCCTGTCATCGCTTCTCCTTCTGCTTATACCCGCATCACCCGGATGGGGCTGCGGTGCACATCCATATCCAGCGGGTCGTCCCGCAGCACCGCCTCTTTGCGTACCTGCCGGGGACTGATGGGGTTTTCCATCAGCACATACCGGCACTCGTCGTAGATGTGGTCCTCATGCGTGGTGTCAATGTCCTCCACGTTGCTCTCGTCGTACACAAGGTTCGGGATGGTGCGGATAAAATGCCGGCAGGTGTCAAACACCTGAAACATCGGCCGCCCCTCCGCGTCAAATGCAAGCCGGTAGTGCAGCTGCATCTTGCCCGCAATGCGGGTGTGGTCGCCCGGCCGCCACGTCACAAAGTACGGATACTTCTCCTGCATCTGGGCAATGCTCTCGCCCTGGCTCTCGTTGAAGATGGCCGGGTCTGCCACTCCCTGGATCACCCTGCCCTTCAGCATCGGGTCGTTCTGCTCTGCCTCCCGGATGCGCCTTGCCTGCATGTACACCACCGTGCCCGGCCCTGTGGGTCGGTTGCGGCTCATCAGGTAGCTGTACTCTTCCCACGTGAAGTGGGTCAGCTCGTCCACCCCGATAAAATCAAAGGCCTTGCCCTGGTAGTTGTACTTGTCCTGCGTGCGGAACATGGACCCAAAATAGATCTTCGCCCCGCTGGGGAAGGTCCACACATGGCTGGACGCGTTGTACCGCGCCTTCGGGAAGGCCGGCCTGTAATACTGCATCGTCTTGTCGATCAGCTCGGAAAGCTGCGGGTAGGTCTTCCGCACGATCAGTCCGCGGTAGTGCGGCACGTCCACCTGCCGCAGCGCCTCGATCACCAGCGCGTCGCTCTTGCCGCCGTCAGCGGCCCCGCCGTATAACGCCTCGTCCTCGCACCGCTGCATAAAAGCAGCCTGTTTCGGCTGCGGCTTCCACACGATGCTTCTCTTATACTGTCCCGCTGCCATCCAGTACCACCTCCGGTCTTTCGTCCTCGCTCTGCGGCTCCATCAGCACGGTCGGCACGCTCTGGCCGCTGTCCCGGTCCGTGTCCGGCACCAGCGCCGCTGCGTTCGCCGCAGCCGTCAGCAGCACCGCCGCCACGTTGGCTGCGTCCTTGTCGCTCATGGTCATGCTGTCGTACCGCTCCAGCTGCTGTACCAGCGCCTTGCGTGCTTCCTCGTCCAGCTCCCGGTCGTAACTGCCCGGGCTTGCGTATACCACAAGCCCCACCTCGGTCGCGTCCGCCAGCGCCTCGTCCTCGCTTTTCAAGCAGCTGCCCAGCGCAAAGTCCCGTGCCCGCACATCCTCGTCCAGTCTCTGGTGCAGCTTTGCCCGCACCTCGGCAGCCCTCTGGTTCTCGGCCACCCGCTGCTGTAAGGATCCGATTTGCGCCTTCGCCCCCAGCGCCGCCCGCGCCGCGATCTCCCGTGCCGCCTCCGCTCTGGCTTTGGCAAATACGCTGTCCGGCTTCTTCTGCCATCCAGCTGCGGATGGTGCTCTCCGGCACGCCGTACTTGCGCGCCACCGCACAGATGGAGTTCGAGCCGATCATGGCCATCACCACCTCTGCCCGCACCGCCGCCGGGTACTTTTTCCCCCGGCCCTGCCTGCCGGGCACTGTGTTTCTGCAATACTTCCGCCCCGCCATGCCGGTTCTGTCCTCCTTTGCCCTATGCTTCCAGTCTACCGCATCCCGCCGGGCAAAATAACTACGGACATTTTCATGTTCTCCGTTTCATCGGGACCCGGGTTGCGGCTCCCAGCGTCCGGCATCGCCGTTGTAGCACAAAAAGACCGCGCACCTCTGTGCCCAGTCTCTTCCTCTGCAAAAGGCTCCCTCCCCGAGGGAGCTGTCGCACCGCGCCGCCGTCAGGCGGACGGTAAGACTGAGGGAGTTCACTCCTCCCGCAGCAGCCCCGCCTGCGCTGCATAGATCCCCACCGTGCTCAGCACCTCCAGCTCCTTGGTGTAGTAGGTGGTGCGCCCGATGTACAGCGCCCGGATCACCGCGTCCTCCCGCAGCCCCTCTATGTACCGCAGCCGCAGCAGCTCCCAGCACACCGGGTCTGTGTGGGCATAGTAGTCCCGCACCTTTTCCAGTACGCCGTTCCATCCCGCTGCCCGGCTTCCCGGCTCCCGCAGCGCCCTGCTCACCGCCTTCCGCTGCTTTTTCGTCACCGCCTGCCCTGCCTTTCCCGCCGATCAGCGCCAGCTTTTCCAAATTCCGGCCGAGTTTTCTCTCTTTCCGCGCACCCGCGTTAAAAAGCGCGCAAAAATTTAATTTTATCTGTCATGTGCAAGCTTTCGCAAACCCTCTCCGCCGCAAAATCAGATAGGCCTGCGGCTCTGTGGCTTCCCATCCACCCGGCCTTGCGTCCTCGCTCTCGTGCAGCTGTCCCGGGTCGTAGATCATCACCTTCACGCACTCCCAGCCCGGGTACCGCTGCTCCCACCAGTAGGCGCAGTCCGCACAGTCGGTGCAGCCCTTGTGCAGCTGCTTGCGGCTCCACCGGCTGTCGTTAGGTCTCTGCTCCTCGGGCAGGATCAGGTTGCGCGTTTCTAAGCACCGCCGCCAGCTGTGGCCGTAGATGTACCCCAGCGTACCGTTTTTGCCCTCGCCGGAAAGCCCCAGCAGCTTCTTCATGTCCATCCGGTCCACGTTCATGGTGCCCAGCGGCTCAAACTCCCGCGTCCCGGGGATGCGCCGCCGCCATAGGTCCTCCAGCATCTCCCGCCACTCCCGCCTGTCTGCCTCACCCATGCCCACGCACTGCGCAAAGCCGTGCATGTGCAGCCGTCCGGCCTCGCCCTTGCGCGCCGCCCATAGCATCAGCCGGATCTTCTCCTTCTCCACCCCAAACCGCTTGCAGGTGGCGTACTTCACCCGCCGCGCGTAGTTCTCCACGTCCTTCCAGCAGGCAGCCTCGTCATCCGGCAGGTAGCAGTCCTCGTATGTACCGGTCAGGAAAAAACCACGCTTATCAAAATTCGCCAACACCTTCCGCTGCTTCTCGCGCATGCTGGCGGCTTTGTTCCGGCTCTTCTGCCCCTTGTAAACACTTTATAGTTGCACGCGCAACCGAAAGGAGTGTGATCTCATGCGTATCAATAAAAAGGGCATGGATGGCCGCCATCGCTATCGCATCTGTATCGGCAAGGACGAGCATGGCAAGCCAAAGTATAAAAACTTTTATGCTGCCACCGCCCGCGAAGCCGCCGGGCAGCAGGCAGAGTCATAATTTTTAAGGAGGTATAAACTATGATCACTTTAACGATTTTGCTCATTGTTGCCCTGCTGTGCGTACTGGTGGGCTGCCTGACCGGCCTGCTGACGCTGGTGGGCGTGCTGGCCTCCCTTTTTGTGGGCGAGTTTCTGTTCGGTCTGCTGGGCATCCACGCTTCCGGCAGCTTTTCTTCCTTTGCCATCTCGGTGATCGGTGCCTGCATCTGCATCTGGATCGGCCAGAAGATCTCTGAGTAAGTTTTTTGGATCAATACGCCGCCGAATCGTTGAATTTTCTTGTTCGCAACTGTCTATCAGAATTGGAGGGATACGGTGTCAAGTTCTACGAATGAAAAGTTCTTTACTCCGGAACGTATAAAGAAGATGCAGCAGTATCTGATAGACTATCCTATCGACCATAAATACGACGAACTATGCGCCCAAGATATCTATGATGGGGATGACGTTCCGCCACGTCAGTTGGCTGCGCGAGGTTATTATGATGTTCTGAAAGAACTCGGAAAGCTCCCGCCGGGAGTTGAATGACCGTTAAACCACGATGCACGTGCACCGTGGTTTTTGTTTGCCCATTTTTAAGCACGATGCAGTTTTGTACCGTGCTTTTGTTGCGCCGTCTTTTGCGCCACTAAATAAAGCAATTCCCAGATAAACAGGGGTAATTAAGGCACAATCGCCCACTTTCCCATCCCCTGCCGCACAAACAAAAACCCCCGAAAACCGGCTTCACAAGCCAACTTTCGGGGGTTTCTCTTTGGAGCTACTGACCTGATTCGAACAGGCGACCTGCTCATTACGAGTGAGCTGCTCTACCAGCTGAGCCACAGTAGCACATTGCACATCTGCTGCAACAGGCAATATTTTACCATATTTCTGCGACCCTGTCAAGGCCGGATTTCCTGTAAGCGGGGGCAGCTTTTGCAGGGCGTTTCACAAAAAGTTGTTGCATTTTAGCCCGGCGGCTTTATAATAGAATTGATTGTGCAAAAGGCCGCGCCTTTTGCCGGAAAGGACGAGCTGCACCATGATCTTTGTTCCCCTGCTGCACTACTTTTTGTGCAAGAATGATTACAGCGGCAACGAGGCCGGGCTGCGCTACCGGCTTACCCCGGGCAAGCGCACCGTACCGGACCCGGACGGCGGCGCGGATGCCACCAAAGAGGAAAAGATCCTCACAGTGGACTACTGGCCCGCGCCTTGGACGATCGACAAGACCGACCCCGCCCTGCGCAGCCGGGAGGTATTCCCGCTTACAGACGAAGGGCGTGCCGCCGCTGCGCAGTATCTGAAGGACGCTTACGAGGCCGAGCCAGAGCGCTGGAACAACTGCCCGGATATGATGGACTGCGAGCCTTGGGAGCCGCCCGCCGAGCCGGATACTGCCAACGAATAAACCGAACGAGGAAACCATGATCTACCGTTTGAAAGAACTGAAGGGCGATACCATCGCCGTGCCGCAGCTGGTGTTCTCCAAGCTGGGCATTGCCGAAGAATACAATGTGCGGGTGGCGCTGTATGTGCTGGCCACTGGCGTGACCGACCCGGACAAGATCTGCGCCGACCTCAAGCTGCGCAGCCGCATCAGCGCCGAGAGTGCGCTGGCGTTCTGGGCGGGTGCGGGGCTTTTGGAGCGCTACGAGGAGAACGCCGCCCCGGGCGCAGAGCCCAGCGCCCCCGCCCCTATGCGCTGGGCGGAGATTGCCGCCGCCAGCCGCACCGATCCTATGATCTCCAGCCTGATCGACTGCGCACAGACCAGCTTTGCCCGTCCGCTGACCCACACCGAGATGGAAAAGCTGGTAAACCTGTATGTGCAGGAAGGCTTTGCACCCGAGACTGTGATGTTGTGCGTAGCCTATGTGGCCAGCCGGGGCAAGCGCACCATGGCCGCCGTGACCCACGAGCTGAAGGTCTGGCGCGCCGAGGGCGTGGAGACCGGCGAGCAGGCCGATGCCCACTTAAAGCTGCTGGCGCTGCGCCAGAGCCGCGAGGAATACGTCAGCAGCCTGTTGCAGATCACCCCCGAGGAGCTGACGCTTGGTGGGCGCAAGGCCATTGCACGCTGGTACGAGGTGTACGGCTATGATGACGCCATGGTGCAGGAAGCCGCCGTACAGGCCGGCCCCAAGCGGGATCTGTGGTACTGGAACAGCATCCTGAAAACATGGAACGCCAAGGGTCTGCGCAGCATCCATGATGTGCGTGGCCCGGTGGCCACAGCCGGAGCAAGCCGGAATATCCGGGTGGACCGCGACACGCCCAGCGGAAACGATATCCTGAAAAACGCCACTCGCCGCCGTCCCCTGATCAAGAAGCCGGAGTAAGGAGCCTTTATGCGTACCAAAAACGAATTGTATCAGCAGGCATTGCGCACCGTAGCCATGCGGCGGCAGACCGCCCGCGCTTTGGCGCAGGATGCACAGGCTGAAGCCGAAGCCGCGATTCCCGGGCTGCGTCACGCCGAGGAAGAGGTGCGGGTGCGGGGCATCCGCTGTGCCATTGCCGGAGCCTCCGGGAAAGACCGCACCGAAGCTGCCGCTGCGCTTGCGGCGGCAAAGCAGAAGCTGGCCGCGCTGCTGGCTGAGAGCGGACGTCCTGCGGATGCGCTGGAGCCAAAGTTCACCTGCAAGCTGTGCGAGGACACCGGCGCGGTGAACGGCCGCACCTGCGACTGTGTGCGCCGGGTGATGCAGCAGCTGCGCCGGAAGGAGATTGAGGAGCTGTCCAGTCTGTCCATCTCCAGCTTTGATACCATGCAGTTGGACTACTACCCCAACACGGTGGACAAGACGCTGGGTGAGAGCGTGCGCAGCTACATGGCCGAGGTTCTGGCCGACCTGCGGGATTACGCCGCAGACTTCTCCCCCGCCACCCGCGAAAGCCTGCTGCTGGTGGGCAACGCAGGGCTTGGCAAGACCCATGCCGCCCTTGCCATTGCCGGAGAGGTGCTGCGGCAGAACTATGATGTGATCTATGTCTCCTGCCCAGACTTTTTCGGCAAGCTGGAAGCGCTGCATTTCGGCACAGACCCCGGCGGCGAGGAGGAGACTTTGTTCCAGACTGCCTGCAACGCCGATCTGCTGATCCTTGATGATCTGGGCACCGAGTTCAACTCCAGCTTCTTCCTGACGAATCTGTACAGCCTGCTGAATAACCGCTTGGGCGCAAAGCTACCCACCATCGTCACCACCAATATCACGGACGGTGCGCTGCTGGAAAAGCTGTATACAGAGAAGATCTCCAGCCGCCTTGCGGCCTTTGTACAGATCAAGTTTTTAGGCAGTGATATCCGGGTGCAGAAGGCCGCAGAGTAAGTCGTTTTATTTCTGTCGGAGCTGTACATCTTTTGAGAGAAGCAATTTTAAAATAAGTGCGAATTGCCGTGCAAATGAAAAGCCATCTGCCGCAGCATGACCGGGGGTGAAATCCTTGGAATCAGCTGTTGCAGATGGCTTTATTGTTTGACAAATCAGAACTCTAATGCAGGGCTTACCTCGTTGCGACGCTGTGCCTGCACGATGCAGTCTTTTTCCGGCACGACACCGGCTGCACCCAAGGTGGTGAACACGGTCTGCAAGGCAAGGCTGGGCGTATTATTCTCCTGCGAGAGATGGCACAGGGCAAACTTTTTGCAGCCGCTCTGGATGAGTTCCAGAAGCTTTGCGGAGCACTCGTCGTTGGAAAGGTGCCCCCGCACGCTCTCGATGCGGGCGCGCAGATAGTAGGGATAGGGTCCGCTGCGCAGCATGTGCAGGTCGTAGTTGCTTTCCAGCGCCACAAGGTCGCAGCCGGAAAGCGCTTCGTGCACCGGCGGGGTCAAGGTGCCAAGGTCGGTAGCGATGGTCATGGTCTTATCATCCGGGGTATGGATGCGGTAGCCTACGCAGGGTACATCGTGGCTGGTGGGGAAGGACTGTACCCCGAAGCAGCCAATGTCCTCTTCCCTGCCCTCCAGCGCGTTCAGTTCGCAGTTGGCGGGCACGATATCGTTGGCATCCAGAAAATCCAGCGTAGCCGCTGCACCGTACACCGGCAGCGGGTTCTTTTTGAGGAAGGTGGAAAGCCCCTTGACGTGGTCGCTGTGCTCGTGGGTGACAAGGATGCCCGCGCAATCGCTGACGGCTAGCCCCAGCGATTTGAGCGCTGCCGTGGTGGTGCGTACCCCCTTGCCCATATCCACGATGAGGTACTGCGCGCCGCAGCGCACCACGCTGCTATTGCCGGAAGAACCGGAATACAATGAAATGAACTCTGCCATGAAAACCTCTTATGTTACCACCTGAAAACAGCCCGCCGCATAGAACTTACGGCAGGCTGTTTGTTTTGTTGTTTGTGTTACAGGGCCTGTTCCAGCGCAGCGGGCACCCGCTCCACCTTGCTGATATCAGCGCCCAGGCCGCGCAGCTTTTCCACGATATTCTCGTAGCCACGCTCGATATGACCGATCTCCTCGATCTCGCTGGTGCCATCGGCCATCAGAGCAGCCACCACCATAGCAGCACCGGCACGCAGGTCGGAAGCGCGCAGCGGTGCGGGGCTGAGCTTTTCTACGCCCTCAAATACGGCTACCTGACCGTCCACCTGTACGCTGGCACCCATCTTGCGCAGCTCGTCCACATAGCGGAAACGATTATCCCACACGCTCTCGGTGATGGTGCTGGTGCCCTTAGCCACGCTCAGCAGCACACCCATCAGGGGCTGCATATCGGTGGGGAAGCCGGGGTGCGGCATGGTGTTGATCTTCAGCGGCAGAATATCGCCGGTGCGGGATACCCGCACTGCATCGTCAAATTCTTCCACATTGACCCCTGCACGGCGCAGCTTGGCCGTGATGGGCTCCAGGTGCTTGGGAGTGACGTTCTTGATGAGCACATTGCCGCCGGTGGCAGCGGCAGCCACCATGTAGCTGCCGGCTTCGATCTGATCCGGGATGATGCTGTAAGTGCAGCCGTGCATCTTTTCCACGCCGCGCACCTTGATGACATCGGTACCGGCACCGCGCACATCTGCGCCGCACATATTCAAAAAGTTTGCCAAGTCCACCACATGGGGCTCCTTGGCGCAGTTTTCCAGAATGGTCTGCCCCTTGGCCATGACCGCAGAGAGCATGCCGTTCATGGTAGCACCCACGCTGACCTTATCAAAGAAGATATGGGCACCGGTCAGCTCCTGCTTGGTGCGCACGGTGATCATGCCGTAGTCCACGCTGTCCTCTGCGCCCAGTGCGCTGAACACCTTCAGGTGCTGGTCGATGGGGCGGGGGCCCAGATTGCAGCCGCCGGGCATGGCCACCTGTGCCTTGCCGAAGCGGGAAAGCAGCGCACCGAGGAAGTAGTAGCTGGCGCGCATCTGGCGGGACAGATCGTCTGGCACATTGGTAGTGACCAGATGCCGCGTATCGATCTCGTAGGTGTTGCGGTTGAGCATCTTCACCTGTGCACCCAAGGTGCTCAGGATCTTGAGGCTGACCGACACATCGCTGATATCAGGCAGATTTTCGATCACGCAGACATCCGCTGCCAGAATGGTAGCAGGCAGAATACCCACAGCCGCATTTTTTGCGCCGGAAATAGTCACTTCTCCGTGCAGGGGCTTACCGCCGGTAATAACAAATTTCTCCACTTTTATGATCTCCTTGTCAAAGGCCTGTGCCACAGGCCTGTTAAGGCTACTGAAAGCATTCCATTTCGTTACTTGTACTGCCGGGGTGTACAGATTCACCAACACCGGGGCGGTTTTATAACTATCCTATTATACACTACTTCCACAAAAAAGCAAAGCCCGATTTGTATCTGTTTCATTATTTTCTGTTTTGCCCAGATTACACGCGGATATTCCAAAAATTTATTGGGTTTTTCATCAATTTTGGCCAAATCTGACCCAAATTTTACCTTTTGGCGATATCACCAAACGTGATCCTCGCACCGTGCCTCCGGGATCCAGCCCAGCTGATAGGCCGTTACCAGCTGCTTAAGGTCGTGCACGCGCTCCCGCAGCACCTCGCCCTCGTCCGTATCTTCCACGAGGATGCGATGATTTTCGGTCTCCAGAATGTTCTTCTGGGACAGGATGTCCAAGTTCTCCCGCACCGCCTTTTCTGCGCTTTCAAAGGGCTGATGGGTGCGCAGGGACATGGTGCGGCTGGAATACACCAGCGTGTAGCCCGCAATGCCGGTCTTTTCGTGGTAGGCGCGGCAGAACCCGCCATCGATGACCACCAGCCGTCCCCCGCCCTTGATGGGACTCTCGCCGTTTTTCTCCTGCACCGGCACATGGCCGTTGACGATATGGCTCGTGCCCGGCAGACCGAACTCTGCCAGAATGCGGCGGCAGGCGGCTTCGTCGTTGTACCAGCTATAATAGGGGTCCTTGACCTCCGTATGGGTGGCGGGGTCGGCGATATACAGCCGCTCGAAGGTGGTCATGGCGCTGCGGCCGAACAGCGGCGAAAGCTTGCCGCACCACAGATACCACAGAAAATCCTGTCCGCTCTGGCGGGCGGCGCTGCCCTCTGCCCCATAGTAGCCACGGCGGGCACGGGCGTCACAGTAATCCATCAGGGCACGACCGGAGTAGCGGCGTCCCTCGAAGTGCTCCACCGCAAAGCCGCCCTTCGTGTTCATTGGCACTGCACCGTGGTAAAGCAGGTTGCCGTTTTCAATGTGGTACACGCTGCCCTTGGCATACAGAAATTCAATGTGCTGCTGTAATCTTTCGCTCTGCTGGAAAGACTGCACCAGCTTGCGCAGCACCAGTTCCTCGTCCGGGTTCAGCTTTGCCGGGTCTGCCGGGTCTACCGTGGGGAAAGAGGTGTCCCGCAGGGGGTAGCGCTTCTCCCCTACCTGCACGGTGTGGGTGTCCCAATCGATGCGGCGCAGATAATCCCGCCCCTGCATCTGGAAATCCGGGTTGCGGTCGATGACCTGACACTCCAGCTTGAACATGAGGATGGAGATGGCCTTGTGCATCACGGCGCAGCGGTGGAGCATTCCTCCCGTATAGGGACCACGGGCGGCGTCCGTGTGGGGCATCCAGATGGAAAGGTCATCCTCGCCATAGAACTGCTCCGCCATGCGCTGCAAGTGCCGCAGATTGATGCCGTAGCAATCCTCCAGCATCCCGTGGTTGTGGTAGGCAAGCGTAGTTTTAAGTACGGTGCAAATGCAGATGGGACTGCCGGCGGCAGCACCCATCCATACCACGTCATGGTTGCCCCACTGGATATCCACGTTATGGTGGCGCATCAACAGATCCAGAATAATGTCCGGGCGGGGGCCGCGGTCAAACAGGTCGCCCACGATATGCAGCTTATCCACCGCCAGATGCTTGATCAGCTCGCACAGCCGCACGATAAAGCGGTCGGCGCGGCCGTTCTCGATGATACTGCCCACGATCTGGCCGTAGTACAGGTCTTTATCGTGATCCTCAAAATGGGCGTGGAGCAGCTCGTCCAGAATATAGCCGCAGCTGGACGGCAGACAGCCGCGCACATGGTCGCGGGTGTGCTTGGAGGACACCAGACGACAGATATCGATCAGCTGGAGAAGGGTCTGGGTATACCACTGCTCCAGTGCATCCTCGGTGGTGCAGCGTGCTTTAAGCTGAGGCAGCTTTTCAGTGGGATAGTAGATCAGGGTGGCAAGCTCTGCACGGGCTGCCTCCGGCATGGTGTTGCCCAGCACGGCATCCACCTTTTCCCGGATGACGCCGGAGGCGGAGTTCAGGATGTGCACAAAGGCCTCGTTTTCGCCGTGCAGGTCGCTCATGAAATGCTCCGTGCCCTTGGGCAGCTTGAGCAGCGCCTGTGTGCTGATGATCTCGCTGGCAGCTGCCGCCTGCGAGGGGTAATCTCTGGCCAGCAGGGTCAGGTACTTCAGGTTGTCGCGAATCTCATCGGTTTCGGTGCGCATGGCTTCCTCCATCGTAACGCATTCCTTGCCCTGCAAAGATGTTGCGTTTTTTGTATTATCGTTTCTCTATATTTCAGTATAGCACGAATGGCACCAAAAGTGGTATACTGAATACGAAAATTTTAAGCAAAGGACTTTGGATATTATGCCGAAAACCATTTCCGTTCCCACTCGCTGTACCCTCTGCCCCCGCCGCTGCGGTGCTGACCGTGCCGCCGGGCGCACCGGCTTCTGCGGGGCAGGCGCTACGCTAAAAGCTGCCCGTGCTGCCCTGCACCACTGGGAGGAGCCCTGCATCAGCGGCACAAGGGGCAGCGGCACGGTGTTCTTTTCCGGCTGCACCCTGAAGTGCTGCTTCTGCCAGAACTACCCCATCAGCGCCGAGGGGCTGGGCAAAGAGATCACCGTGGAGCACTTGGCTGAGATCTTTTTAAATTTACAGGCGCAGGGCGCACACAACATCAATCTGGTCACCCCGGGGCAGTGGCAGCCGTGGATCATTGCCGCGCTGGACATTGCCCGCACCAAAGGGCTGCGTCTGCCCATCGTGTGCAACACCGGCGGCTACGAGACCGTGGAAAGCGTAGAGGCTTGGCGCGGGTACATCGACATCTGGCTGGCTGATCTAAAATATGTATCCTCTGCCCTTTCCGCAGAGCTTTCTGCTGCGCCGGACTATTTTGCACAGGCAAAGCCCGCCATTGAAGCCATGATGGCGCAGGCGGGGCATCCGGTGTTCGATGCAGACGGCATCCTGCAAAAGGGGGTCATTCTGCGGCATCTGGCGCTGCCGGGTCATGTGGAGGACAGCTTTGCTGTGCTGGACCAGATGGCTGCATGGAACGACGCCGACCCCGGGTGCTTTCTGCCCAGCGTCATGAGCCAGTACACTCCCTTCTACAAGGCCGCAGAGCACGGCATCGGGCGGCGCATCACCACCTACGAATACCGCCGAGTGGTGAACTACGCCATGGACAAGGGCCTTGTGCAGGGCTATATGCAGCAGAAGAGCAGCGCCAAGGAGGAATACACCCCTAGCTTTGACCTGACCGGGGTATAATTCTGCGGCAGCGCGGCTTTTTCGGCAACTTTACCAAATTTTATGGTTTATTTTCTCTTGCTTGCGCGTGCAAACGCTTGCATTCTGTCCGGGAACGCACTATAATGGATACAACGATGTGTTAATAGTTGCGGATTTCCGCAATGTCATCAGGAGGAGCTTTATGGAACATTTCAATCCGATCCTTGGCAGCGAGCCCAATGGCCAGAAGTTCATCACCTGTGGTGAGATCATGCTGCGCCTGACCCCGCCGAACTACGAAAAGATCCGCATGGCATCCGCTTTTGAGGCCAGCTATGGCGGCAGCGAGGCCAACATTGCGCTGGCACTGGCAAACCTTGGCGTGGACAGCACCTTCTTCAGCGTAGTACCCAACAACAGTCTGGGCAAGAGCGCTGTGCGCTGGCTGCGCTCCAACGATGTGCACTGCACCCCCATGATCCTGACCGAGCCGGACGAGACCCCTTCTAACCGTCTGGGTACTTATTATCTGGAGACCGGCTACGGCATCCGCGCTTCCAAGGTCATCTACGACCGCAAGCATAGCGCCATTACCGAGTACGATTTTTCTCAGGTGGATCTGGACGCTCTGCTGGAGGGCTACGACTGGCTGCACCTCAGCGGCATTACCCCGGCACTGGCACCCAACTGCCGCAGCCTGATCCTTG